CTCGGTCATCCTTCCGGATGCAGAAAACGCTGAAGACAACCTTCGACAGCGGAAACCTGATCCCGATCTACTGCGAGGAGGTACTACCCGGAGACACAGTGAAAATGCGCGCAATCATATTTGCGCGCATGGCAACACTACTGTTCCCGGTAATGGACAACCTCTACATCGAAACCTTTTTCTTCAATGTGCCAAACCGATTGGTATGGCAGAACTGGAAAAAGTTCATGGGAGAGCAGGACAACCCAGGCGACAGCATCAGCTTCCAAATACCGACGATGACCTCGCCCGTCGCGGGCTACACGGTCGGAAGCCTGGGAGATATGTTCGGACTGCCCACAGTGGGGCAGGTAGCAGGCGGCGCAACCTTCACGCACAGCGCCCTGCCGTACCGAGCGTACGGCCTGATCTACAACCAATGGTTCAGGGACGAGAACCTGATCAACAGCCGAACCGTGTCCATCGCAGACGGACCAGACACGACAACGACAACGACAATCGCGAAGCGAGGGAAAAGGCACGACTACTTCACCAGTTGCCTCCCGTGGCCACAGAAAGGAGCAACAGCGGTAACCCTCCCGTTAAGCGGAAACGCATGGGTGAAGGGAATCGGCAGCAACGCTTCAAGCAACCCAACAGCAGGCAGCCAGGCGGTGGACGAAGCCGGAGGGGGAAGCACGAACTACACGGCCTGGTTCAGGCCGTGGACAGCAAACGAGGTATTCGTGGACGGAAGCGGCGCCGGAGCGACGCCGAACATCTACGCGGACCTCAGCACAGCAACAGCAAGCACCATCAACGCGATCAGGCTCGCGTTTCAGACGCAACGATTCCTTGAGCGGGATGCTCGAGGCGGCACCCGATACACGGAACTCGTATTCACGCACTTCGGCGTGAGAAGCCCAGACGCTCGACTCCAGCGAGCGGAATACCTGGGCGGGGGAAAGACCCCAATCAACATCAACCCGGTGGCACAGACCGGCCAAACGGGATTAACCGGGGGCACAACGCCCCTCGGAACCCTGGGAGCGATCGCAACAACCGTAGCCCACGGCGGCGGGCACGGGTTCAGCTACAGCGCAACAGAGCACGGATACATCATCGGACTCGCCTGCATAACGGCAGACCTGACCTACCAGCAGGGACTCAGGCGGCATTGGAGCCGCAGCACACGGTACGACTACTACGACCCGGCATTTGCAATGCTCGGAGAGCAGGCCGTGCTCAACAAGGAGATCTACTGCCGAGGGGACGCGAACGACGCGCTCGCTTTCGGATACCAGGAACGGTGGGCCGAGTACCGGTACAACCCGAGCGAAATCTGCGGAATGTTCCGCAGCACATCAGCGGGGACGATAGACCCCTGGCACCTCGCACAGAAGTTCACCGCTCTACCGACACTCGGGCAGACCTTCATCGAAGAAGCACCGCCCGTGGACCGAGTGGTCGCGGTAACCAGCACCAACAAGCAATTCCTGTGCGACATTTTCTACGACGCGAAATGGGCACGACCGATGCCGCTCTACAGCGTGCCCGGCCAGATCGACAGGTTCTAAGCCATGCCACTTCCAATCCTGGGAATGCTAATGGCAGGAGGGGGCGCCGCCGCAGCAAGCGGCGCCTTCGGAGCCAGCGCCCTGTCCGCAGGACTCGCGGGAGCCGGAATAGCCGGAGGCCTCAACCTGATCGGACAGCACAGCGCGAACCAAACCAACATGGAGATAGCGAACGCCAACAACGCAACGGCAATTGAACTGGCGAACACAAGCGTACAGCGGAGGGTGAAAGACCTGCTCGCAGCAGGACTAAGCCCAATGCTGGCGTACAACAGCCAGGCGCAAAGTCCACAACTGCAGCAAGCAAGGGTGGAGAACCCCGTAAGGGATGCTGTCGCTAGTGCACAGCAGGCCTACATGCAGGCCAAGGAAAGAGAAGCGATAGACGCAACCATCGACAAGACGAGAGCAGAGGCGATGAACCAACGCGCACAGGCGGGGTTCACGGACTCGCAACGCACAGACAAGATGCCGGCAGAAATACAGAACCTGCTTTCACAAGCAGGGCTGAACGAAGCGCAGCAACAGAAGGCCTACCAAGAGATCGGGGCCATCACGGCATCAATCAAGAAGATGGAGGCGGAAACGCTGGAGTCCTACGGACGGGGAGCAAAGATAAGCCAAGAGACAAGCAACCTGGTCCTCGACAACGACACGAAGCGGGCAACATTGCCGTACATCGTGAAGCTGCTCAGCAACGACGCATACAGGTCAACACTAGGCCTGGTGGCCGTAGAGAGCATGAACGAAGCACAGAGGACAGGCTGGAGGAAATGGCTGGCCGATAACGGAATCACATTCGATGAACTGGCCCGGGTAACCGGCAACGCAGCACAATGGGGATGGATACTGAAATGAGAACCCAAGCACTCGACTACGACACGAACGCCGAGGGCGACAAGAGCGGCATCAAGTGCACAGACAAGGAAAAGAAGACGATCCAGTCCGCAGCTGCGGAGACGGATATCAATCTGATCGTCAAGAGGATGGGACTCGGACAAGCGGCACCAGTCACAACCAAGATGCCGATCGCGGATGACTATGACGAGGTGTACGACTACCGAACGGCACTCGAAAGAGTCATGCAGGCAGAGCGGGCATTCATGGAATTGCCTGCAGCAACCAGGTACCGGTTCGAGAACGACCCGCAGAAACTGATGGACTTCCTGGAAGACCCAGGAAACGGGAAGGAGGCTGTGGCCCTCGGTTTGGCTACCGCCAGGGTCGTAGCCCCCGAGGCACCCAAGGAGGGCCAGAAGCCGAAAGACGCGCCAAAATAGGCGCTCAGAGGGGGGGCTAGACGCCCCCCCTCTTTAAACTGACATACTGTCAGTTAGCACACTTACATCAAGAAAAGGCGTGTGCACCCCAACCCTAGGAGGGCGAAAAATGCGTAGGAACCACGTGAACAAGCGCCAGAGCGCACGGAAGTTCAACCACCAGACGAGCAGGACGCATCCGAAGAATGTCCGGATGCCCATGAGGGGCGGCTGGAGGCTGTAATGCCTTGCAGCCACCCGATCACAGGATGGAAGACACAGAACGGGACCCTGACGACCCGATTCCGGCCTGGTACAGGCCTGGGCGGGTCGATCTCGGTCCCATGTGGGCGATGCACGAGATGCAGGCTCGAGCACTCAAGGCAATGGGCGGTCAGGTGCATGCACGAACTGCAGATGCACGACCAAAGCGCCTTCATCAACTTGACCTATTCGCAAGAGAACTACACGCCGACGCTAGTACACCGACACTTCCAACTGTTCATGAAGCGGCTGAGGGAGAGAAGGCACAAGAAACTGAGTTACTACATGAGCGGGGAGTACGGTGAACAAACACTCCGACCGCATTACCACGCGATCCTATTTGGAACATCGTTCGCAGATCGCGTTTACCACAGCAAGAGCCCAAGCGGATTCGACCTCTATCGGAGCGACGAGCTCGACGAGATATGGGGCTTGGGACACGCAACGATAGGAGAAGTAACTTTTGAGAGCGCGGCCTATGTGGCGCGCTATGTGATGAAGAAGCAGACAGCGAAGGGAGCACCAGAAGGATACGACCGAATCAATCTAGAGACAGGAGAAACAATTAGCGTAGTGGCGGAATACGCAAGGATGAGCAGAAACCCGGCAATAGGGAAAAGATGGATAGAGAAGAATAACGCCGAGGTATATCCAAACGACTATGTAGTGAGCAGAGCAGCGCAAGCAAAGCCACCACGCTATTACGACAAATATCTAAAGAACACACAGCCAGAACTGGCAGAAGCGGTCGCCCTTCGACGCAAGACAGAAGCGCTTTCAAGGATGAAAGACAACACGCCAGAGAGACTCAAAGTCAAAGAAGCAGTAGCCATCGCAAGACTGAACCTAAAGAAACGAACCCTGGAGTAGCCAAAATGAAACTGATCATCATCGCAGTTAAGGACCGAGCGGCAGACCTGTACGGAAAGCCGTTCTATGTACGGACTCGAGCGGAAGCAATCCGCTCATTCACCGACGAAGTGAACAACAAGCAGAGCCAAATCAACCAGCACCCAGAGGACTACGACCTCTACGAGATCGGAACATTCGACGAGGACAGCGGAGAACTGCAGGGAATAACGGGCGGCGGACCAATCACCATCGTCCGAGCACAAGACCTGGTGCACAACGAACAATAGGGGACCAGCTGGTCCCCCGTACTACGAACGCTCTCGTAGAACAACCAGGTGGTGGGGACCAGCTGGTCCCCACCACCCCATAAGGAAAAGAAAATGCACAGCAACCCGAGCGTGAACGCCCATAAGTTCAGCATGATCCCGAGGACAGAAATCCCTCGGTCATCCTTCCGGATGCAGAAGACGCTGAAGACAACCTTCGACAGCGGAAACCTGATCCCGATCTACTGCGAGGAGGTACTACCCGGAGACACAGTGAAAATGCGCGCAATCATATT